TTCGGGCGCTCAACCTCGGGCTCTAACGTTCGAGGTTCAGGCGGAGCCGCGGCCCAGGAGGGCCGGCGTAGCCGGTCATAACGGCAGCTCCGCACAATTTTGTGTTTTAGGGGGTGACATTATGAGACAAGATGATTGGAAACGAGCGAAAGAAATTCTTTCACGACCATATGGACAGATCACACTACTCGTTGATGGATACGAAGTGACGCTGCAGTTGCAAATGCTTCGGGGGATGTTCAGGAACGGAATCGCGGTATATATCAATGGGCAGTTTAAATGGAAATGGTTGACAACGGATTGTGAGGAAAGAAGACGTTTCATTGCTCAGCGGGAAGTTCCTCTTATGAACCGGCAGGAAATTGCACAATACAACCGTCTGCCAAAAGCGCAACAAAAAGCACTGAAGGATTATCGTGATCGCAAATACATCCGTTATGACACACACTGGACAGACTGGAATGCCATGGTGAAGCATTTTGAAGCAAACAACGAAGATATCCGTCTGAAGGAGGATGCCTGATGGAACAAATAGACATGACGAAATACCTGCCTTGTACCGCTCGTCTGGTGGGCGGCACACTGTACATACTGGACGGCGAGGGACGCGTGCAGCGCCGCCTGGATCCGCTGCAAACGGCCATCGAGTGGTTCCAGATGAGCAACGACGCCTTCTATGCGCGGTACGGTGTGAACTGGGTCCCGAAGGAGCCGTACTATTCGCAGGCGCGCCGGATGGTGCATTCAGGAGATGGCCGCCATGCGTGAAGTTATCCGGGGCAATGCCCCGGCCGTAATGCAGCCGCGCCGTTGCGCGCGCCGGTCACAAGCCCGGAGAAATGCAGAGTGAGGATTTTCTGATGGAAGGATGTGTACATAGTGGCAAGAAAAAAAGTGGCCAGTGAGCCGGTGCTGCGGGACTGGGCGGCGGTGGATGCAGCTCTGCGCGATCTGAAAGAGTGCCAGTACGCGCTTACAGAACTGGGCGTGGAGTTGGACCGCAGGATCGACGGCCTGAAGGACGACTACAATAAGAATGCACAGCCATTGCAGAACCGCATCAAGCGGCTGGAAGGTGACGTCAAGGAATATGTCGACGCGCATCGTGCAGAGCTGGACGGAAAAAGCCGGACGCTGGTATTCGGCAAGGTAGGATACCGCGCCTCCAGCAAGCTGATGCTGGCGCCTGCAAAAGTTACGGAAGCTATCGCCGCGCTCAAGGCCCTGGGCCGTAAGGAGCTGGTGAAAACCACGGAGACTCTGGACCGGGAGGCGCTGAAAAAGGAGCCGCCCGCGCTGCTGGAAAGCATCGGGGCATATATCCGCACGCGGGACGAATTTTACTATGACATCAGCGGCGAACAGCCAGAAGTGCAGTAAGGAAGGAGGAGCGGCCATGGGCGCTCTGGATATTGGCAAAGGGCAAGTCAAAAATATATATGCCATCGCGGCAAAGCTGGGCATGGTGGACCGGAGCAGCCATGAGGACGCGCTGCACGAGCTGGTGCAGGGGCTGACAGGCAAAACGTCCGTCAAGGATCTGACACATTCCGAGGCGCTGGAGGTCCTCACGGAACTGCGCCGACGCAGCGCACCAGCCGCTCCAAAGAAAAAACGGGCGCGGAAATATGATGAAACACCGGGCGGCGTCAGCGCGGCGCAGCAGAAAAAAGTGTGGTACCTCATGTTTCAACTTGAAAAGTTCGACCCGGCACCGGAGGGCGTGCAGCTGCGTGACCGTCTGTGCGGCCTGATTAGCAAACAGTTCAAGGTAACGAGTTTTCCTGCTCAACCGTTCCGATTCCTCACTTTTGAGCAAGGCGGCGTACTGATTGAGGGGCTCAAAAGCCTGACACAGCGCAAGGAACTGGAGTATCTGCACAGCGCTCGGTACCACCGTGAACAGGAGGCGGCTTCAAATGCGGAATGAGCTGCTGAACCACCTGCAGCTGGATGACCTGAAGGGCGAGGCGCATGAACTTGCTGAGACCATCGGTATGGACGCCTTCCGTCGGCTGGTGGATGTGTATGGCGGCACTGGCCGGGTGTACATTCCCCAGGCGGACACGCTGCTCATTCCCATCCGGGACAGGCTAATCCGGGAGGAATACAACGGGTATAACGTGTACGAGCTTTGTAAAAAATGGGACCTGGGCGAAAGTATGGTCCGCACGATCATTCGGGACAAAATCCGGGAGCTGCGGCAAGCCCCCATAGACGGCCAGGTCTCCCTGTTCGACGCTCCTGAAATTGAATGACCATTACAATTTTTTGCTGCATTTTTGTGGTGGATGGTTGTTGTAAAGATAAGGTATGATTTACTCGTAGCAACGAGGGGATCATACCTTTTTCTTTTCCCCTCAAGAGGAGGAGAAGGTATGGAGGGCATGCTGTTTGATGCCGGGACATGGTGGCTGGTGACGATCATCGTGACGGTCGTGGTGGGGTTGATCGGGTATCTGTTTGGACGGTCCGTATTTAAGGCGCTGGATGAAAACCGAGCGGACATCAAGGAAGTCCGGGAGAGCTACACCACGCAGAAAGACCATAAGGACGATCTGGACGATATCCGGCGCGAAATCAAGGAGGTACGCTCTGAGATGAAAACCGAGATACAGGCGCTTTCTGAGGATATCAAAGAGGTAAAGGAAAAATGCCTGCGCAAAAGCGACTTTGAGCGCAGTGTTCTGCAGCTGGAAAGCAAGGTAGACGCGCTGACGCGGTATCTGATGGAGAGGAGAGTATAAAATGCTGGACAAAAACTTGGAAGCCCGCACGGAGCTGACAAGCATGAGCTATGCAGCGGAGGTTTTTCTGCGGATGTTAAATCTGTATCGCGGCAGTTACTACAAGCTGCGCAACGCGGGGCCCATCCTTTCAGACGAAGAGCAGATTCCGCGGGCGGAACTTCGGGCAGCGCTGGACTACCTGCAGGAGAGCGGCTATATCGCAGCGCGGACGGTAAAGGACCACACACCGGCGCATGTATCCGACCTGCCGCTGGAAGACATGGAGTGTAAGCTGCTGCCCGCCGGGGTGCAGCTGCTGGGCGGGCATATCAAGGACCCGCTGGTGCGGCCGTAAAGAAGGAGGAAGACGGGATGCAGACTTTACCCTTGAAAGGAAAACGGAGCTATGGGAAGATCGCATCCCTGCCGCCGGAAGTGCGAAACGCTGTTGACAACATGATACTAAGCTGTACAGTGCGTATCCCGGAAATACAGGCATACATCCAGGAGAAGGCGGACGTGTCGGTGTCGGAATCGACGGTGAGCCGGTACGGCAAGCGGCTGGCGGACAGCTACAGGGACTTGATGATCGCGCAGGAGAGCTTTGAATCGCTGCGCAAGGAAGTGGAGAAATACCCGGAGCAGGACGCAGCGGAGGTTTTGCTGCGTATTGCAATCCACAAGATGATGGTGGCGCTGACCAGCAAGACGGACGAAGACTGGAACGAGATGCGCGTGGACAAGCTGATGCGTGAGATCAGCGGTGTGACGCGGGCGGTGGCGTATAAGCAGCGGGTGGATATGCAGAACAAGGACGTTGTGACCGCCGCGCTGGATGAGGTACAGGCGTCGGTGTTCTCGGCGCTGGCACAGGAACAGCCGGAGTTGTACAGGCAGGTTGCGAAGTTCATCGAGCGCAAAAAGAAAGAGGGCTTGTAAATGAACTGGTATGTGCTGCAAGTCTTAACAGGCCGGGAGCGGGACGTGTGTGAGACGCTGCGACGCAAGGGGGTGCGTGCCAGAGCTCCAGCGCAGCGGATGGATATCCGGCGGCGGGGACAGTGGCAGACTGAGGAGCGGCTGCTACTGCCGGGGTATGTGTTTGTGGGTGCGGAATACACGGCGGCGCTCTTTCATGTTGTTTCCCCTGTCTCCGGCGTCATCCGCTGGCTTGGGCTTCACTGTGGAGAGCCGCAGGCGCTGGACGCACGGGAGACACTGCGGTGGCGGCTAGACATCGAGGAAACGCTGGAGCCCAGCCGGGGGCTGGTTCAT